AAGTAGATGCAACAATTTTAAAACTAAAGGAGTAGTATATGGCTGAGTATGATAAAACAAACACGTTTACCTTAAACAAGAATGATAAAGGTGATAATCCTAAACGACCAGACTCTAGAGGAAAGTTAAATGTAGATGGTATTGAATTTACTTTATCAGGTTGGGTTAAAGAAGGTCCTAATGGTAAATTTATTGCTGGTGCTGTAGCAATGGTTGCAACGGATGAAAGACTTAAACCTGCTGTTGAAGGTGCAGATGAGGACGTTCCTTTTTAGGAGCATCCTCACGTTGCATATAACTACTTGTTCATTACGTACATAGTTACTTCAAAGCCAAAACGCATTTCTGTAGCTGCTGGAGTTGTCCACATAATATTTTCCTTAATAAATATATCATGCTTAATTGCACAATATAATAGAATTATACGCTTGTGTGAGTTTACTAGACACAAGATAATCATGAAAGGTCTATAATGGATATTCAGTCTTTAGAATTAGATGTTGCATGTTATGCTACTGCTGTGTATCATGAGGTCAATACAAGAACACTAGAAGAAAAGGTAGGTGTTATAAATGTCATACGCAATAGAGTTCGTGATGGTCGTTGGGGTAACTCTGTATGCTCTGTTGTTTACGCTTCTGGCCAGCTTATTGGGGTTACGGATGAAAGTCATTTACCCGTTAATGAAAGGGCGTATCTGGAGACTAAACTTTTGGTTATTGATACGATTATTCATAATAAATATGCTAACCCAGTTGCAAATGCTTTATATTTTCATGATGACTCAATACCGCCAAAGAAATCATGGTTCGGTAAAAGCAAAAAAAAACACATAAAAAGGATGGTCTTTTATTAATGAAAACTCCACTAGCTTACTTATATGAAGAATTTTGTACTAAATCTGGTGATCTTAAAAAGTCTTACTTATGGTCATTTCATCCTAATCAGCTTTCATATTTAAACGACCTAAAGAATACAACGCATCATATTAAGATAACCCCTTTATTTGCAGGTGAGCCTGTAGAAGAATATAAAGGCATATCTAAGTACGATAGTAAGAAATTAACGGAGGCACATGGTGGACTCTAAACCACTTACGCAAGAAGAGATTATAAAAGCATATAAACAAGCATTTGGAAAAGGTGACCAACTTGTCACACTTGAAAAGATATTTAGATTTGCTAGACTAATTGAAGAAATACATGGAGTAAAATAATGTACACTAAATTAGATGACCAAAGACAAGCAAAATTTATTGTTAAGTATATGCAAGAAAACCCTAATTGCAGCATAAAACAGATTATTCAAAAATGTGTGACGAATAGAGTTAGATTGAAATATTTAGAAAAACAAGGCTATTTTAGTTTGCCTAAATGGACTTATAAGAAAGAATTAGATAATCGTTTTAAAAATAGAAAATATGTTTCTGTAACTATAGGAAGAGAGTATGGAAAATGGGAAGAGCAGAAAAGATATTAGATGTAGTAGTATGGTTGTTAATTGTTAGTGGTATAGGTTGGTTTTTTTATGGTTGTTATCAGTTAATTGATTTATTTTTTTTAAGGGGATAGTTATGGTAGATATGGTAAACAGACCTCCACACTACTTAATCGGTGGTATAGAGGCTATAGATGTAATTAAAAGTCGTTTAACTAAAGAAGAGTATATTGGTTATCTAAAAGGATGTAAGTTAAAGTATGACTTACGTTATCCATTTAAAGATAATCCACAGCAAGATTTAGAAAAGTCTGATTGGTATAAGAATAAGCTATTACAAGCTACTAGAGATGAAGATGCTATAAACCCACCTGAAGTGGAAGCTATCTTAGAAAGATTTGATGATGAGTAAAATATATTGGGTATTTATTGTGGTATTAGCTGCGTTAGCTATTTGGGGAACAGAACAGGTTATGGCTCAAACTACGACTATACTAGCACCTGATGGGTCTGTAACCGTCTGTCAGGTAGGTAGTAATGGTGTGATTATCTGCGTCTAGTCATCCATTGGTGTTAATTCGCCATAGAGAGATAGTTCTTCCCCTGATATTTCTATAATAGAGTCGTCATCTAGTCCTATTACTATAGTGCTATCGCCATGCAATGCTTCACAAGATATGATAGTTCTACCTAACATGTGATTACAGATAGTCTCTACTTCTGATCGTTGCATAATTGTCCTATATATTTACTAAAGAGTCTTTGGCAATTTTTTCTGATTTAACAGACCTTGCCCACGACCCACAATTTTGACATTGATAGCGTTGATAAATAGCAGTCCTACTTCTTTGTGTGCCACGAGATTGTAATTTGCGTGAAGCACAATTAGGACAACAAACGTCAACAGAGTATGCGTTATGATTTGGATGTTGTTTAATCCAACCCTTGAATTTATCGTAAACTTTCTCAAGTAATATAACATCATTCTTATTATATTCTTCCATTGTTTTCCATGCCTTACGGTCATCATTCATACACTTGACCCATAAACTATGACCTTCATGTGCTGTTTTACTACCTAATCCTAAAGCCTGTGCTACATAATCTAGTTTGTTAGAAACAAATCTAAACTGTCTTCTTGCTACCTGTAATAAATCTATCTGTTTGGAGGGTGCTGGAGGTGGCATACCAGAGAGTAAAAACTCTTTGTGTAGTATCGGTATGTCAAACCTAGAACCGTTGTAATGGACTATGGCATCAGCTTCGTCAAGAAGTTTATGCACAGAGTCTAGCATCTTTTGTTTGCCAGATTTTTGTATAGAGTCAAACATGATTTTAGATTCACCGTACCACTTGGCTGCATAGCAGAGAGTATAAGATGATTCTAGTAATTGATTTATAGAGATGTTTTGGTCAAAGATACCCCAGACATGAGCAGTATTTGGTGCTACTTCTATATCAATAAGTAATATTTTCAAGTAACTCTCCTAGCGTTGAGATACTTTATTATATACTAGATAAATGATTAACATGAGCAATACATATTTAAAGTGGTCTATAGCACAAAGAATATCGCAGATAAGATAATCTAACATATCTTGATAGTAGCTGTTTTAGCTTTCTTTAGTTTGTCAAAGAACTTCTTATAAGCTATTTTAGAGTTACCTATAAAGTCTTTACCTGCCCATGTTGTGCCAAGTAATATACATCCATCTGTATCTGCTGAAGTATTGCCTGAATGAATACGAACACCAGTAAAGTCAGGAACGTTTAGTATGTGTGGCATGTCCTGTTTAAAGCGTACAGAAGCGTCTATAACGAGTTTATATTCACCAATAGGAATAGCAGTCTTACCTAATACTTTAGTGCCATTTCTGACTACATCTTCTAATGTATAACACTCATATACACCGTCTACATACATCTTGCCTACCGTATGTGTGTCTTTAAATTCAAATCTTTTTACTTCAATCAACATATGAGTTAATATATTCCAATGCACGAGTGAGATAATCCATAATTGCCATAAATACTAAAGCAATACCCATGACTACAAATAGTAGTCCCACTACGATAAGTTTAAGTATAGATAAACCGATAAAGTTAAGTATGTTTAGAAATATCATTTCTTTTTGATATAGAACAGACTACGTTCACCAAACAAATAGAACCCTACAGCACTAGCAAAGTTATCCACTTCTTGTGTAGATATACCTTTTAAGTGCATTGTAGCCCATGTGCCTAATACAATAAGACCAATCATAGGTCGCATAAGTCTAGTGATAGCTTCTACCCAAGGATAAGATGGGTTACCAGAACCTGCTTCATTCATTACTTTAAAGAACTCTAAGTCAATGTTTTTCATTTGAGCATATTGTTCTATAGTAGCTGGTTTGAATTGGTCAGGTGCTACAAAACGATTAATAAGAGATTTGCCTAAGTCCATTACGACTGGAGCAAAAGCAGATAACATGGTGATTGGGTCCATTATAGTTCCTTAGGGTCAAAGCCATACATCTTGGCTACACGCTTTTGTAGTTTTAAGAATAAACCTTTATGGCTTGCATATTGTTCTGTTTTAGGTGAGTCTATATATACGCACATATGGATAATCTCATGGCATAGAGTCATTAAGACAGGATATAGATGAGAATGACGTGCAGTAGATATAGTAATAACATGAGGTTCACCTTGTTCTGGTGGCTCATATTGTCCACATATAGTATCGTCATGCAATACTACGAAGTCTACTTTAGATGCAGGTGGTAGTTTATACTCATCAAATATGGGCATTTCTATCAGAGCTGAATATAGGTTAGCTATATTGTTCTCTGTAATAAATGTCATTTTGTGAAGTGTGTCAATAAAAATACGATAACGAAACCTGCTGTGCCTAAAAGTATTTGTTCTAGGCGTTTGAGTCTTGCGTTTA